AAAGTCTCAATACTCATTTGAATTAGTAAATAACAGACTAAGGCTTTTCCCAATCCCAACTGTAGACGAAGGAAAGATGTTCTTTGAGTATATTAAAAACTCAGAAAGAAACAATCCGGTAATGGCAAATTCAGCAGGATTAGTTTCAAACGTTTCCAATGTTCCTTATGCTAACCCAAAATACATTCAAATTAATTCTATTGGAAGACAGTGGATTTTTGAATATACCTTAGCATTAGCAAAAGAGATGCTCGGATACATTAGAGGAAAGTACGGTACCTTACCAATCCCAGGAGCCGAAGTTACTCTAAACTCAGCCGACTTAATCACAGCAGCTACCTCAGAAAAGAACTTGCTATTAGATAGATTAAGGTCTTACTTAGAAGAAACTTCAAGAGAGAAGCTACTTGAGAGAAGATCCTTAGAAGCTGATTACAAACAGAAAGAATTAAACCTGGTTCCCCAACCAATATTCATAGGATAATGAAATTAAAAGATCTATTAAATGAAGTAACCTATTCAATGTACCAATCTTTGGTATACGTTGAATTCTCAGACGAAACAAACGTTACTGATATCGCTCAGCTAATCAGAGGTTTGAGATACGTTACAGTTGTAAACAATAAGACAGATAAAGAGGATCTAAATCCAAGAGGGTTACTTCAATTAAAAGTAGTTACTCTAAAACCAGGAGCAGAAACTTTTGAAATGATTAAAAAAGAAGCATTAGGAACCATTCCTACTTTAAAGAAATTTAAGTATAGCACCAAACAATTACAAAAAATTGAGGAGATCTAATCTTGGCATTATTCGGAAGTAGAAGAGACGTCTTATTGATCAATAGTATCAACCGTGAGTTACTGCCAGACATTATAACTCAGCAGGTAGGGTATTATAAAGTCACTCTAGGAGCCTCTACAACCAATATGTACGGAGAAGCTACTGATAAATTCTTCAGTGAACCGGCTCTACTAAACTGCTTAGTAACAAGAGGAGATCAGGCTTGGTCTGCCGCTGATGGATTCGGACCAGATTTAAACAGAACAGTTTCTTTTGCATTCTTCTTAGAAGATTTAAGAGACCTTCAAATACTTCCAGAAGTTGGAGACGTTATTTTCTGGTATGAAAATTACTATGAAGTAGACGGGGTAGTTGATAACCAATACTTCGTAGGAAAAATACCGGAATACTCGTATTCTGAAGGGTTGAATCAATTCGGTTCATCAATTAGTATCATTTGTTCAACTCACCTTGAACCTGCAGACAAACTAGGTATAACTAAAGAAAGAATGTAATGGCAGACAAGATTAGAAAACCGGTACCAAAGAATCAAAGAGAAATTTCTATTTCCCAACAAGATCCTTTATCAAGTAACCCAAACAGCGGCGTTATACCTCTGCCGGTATTCGCTAACCAGACCAATCCGGCGACTGCTAAGACCTTCCGAGCCCAGCAAATCTCATTAAAAGGTGATACAGATAAGCAATTCACAGTTGGAATAGGAGATATAGATGAAACTATCACCTACTATTTTAACAACGTAATTAAACCCCAAGTATACCAGAACGGAACCTTAATCCCGGTACCAATTATTTACGGAAACCCAGAAAGATGGAAAGCAGTTCAGAAAGACGGTTACTATAGGGATAAGAATGATAAAATTATGTGTCCTATTATTATGTTCAAAAGAACATCGATGGATAAGACATACACAATTGGAAACAAACTAGATGCTAACAATCCTATAAACTACGCAGTAGTCAATAAAGGATACCAGAAAGGTAATGCATACTCTAATTTTGACATCCTAAACGACAGGGAACCGGTAAATTCTTATCAAACAGTAATAATCCCGGATTATGTTACAGTAAACTATGAATGTGTTGTTTGGACCTATTATATGGAACAGATGAACAAAATTGTAGAAGGAATCAACTACTCATCAGATTCATACTGGGGAGATCCTAATAGATTCAAATTCCGTGCACGAATAGATTCTTTTACCGATAATACAACAGTGAATCAAGGGGAAGAACGTTTAATCAAAACAACCTTCAATATAAAGATGTACGGGTATATTATTCCTAGTGTAATTAATAAGGATTTAGTTGCTCCTAAGAAAGTATTCACCTTCGGAAAGGTGAGTTTTGATACCGAGGTAGTGAGTAATATAGAGGATCTACAATAACTTTTTGAAAGGTTATTTGCTATTTATATTAGAACTATCTAACAAACTAAAATAAAATGGCAGAAACTTTATTATCCCCTGGTGTTATCGCTATAGAAAATGACCAGTCGTTTATCACCCAACAGCCCGTACAGGCCGGAGCCGCTATTATCGGTCCAACTGCTAAAGGTCCTGTTGAAATCCCAACCTTAGTTACATCTTACAGTCAGTATGTAAACAAATTTGGTGATGCTATAACTTCCGGAAGTGATATCTATTCTTATTTCACCTCAATTGCAGCTTACAACTACTTCCAAAACGGAGGAACCAGTTTATTAGTAGCAAGAGTAGCAACCGGATCTTACACTTCAGCAACTAGCACTTTAATGCCTACAGGTTCAGGCGGACCAACTACTGGTTTGTCACCATTCGTATTAGAGACTATCTCAGAAGGTGAGCTTATGAACAGCACCTCAACAGAAACCACCAACGGTGCTTTACCTTCAGGTTCAGCCAATAACATCCGGTGGGAAATTGTTGGAAGTGATACTGGATCAGGACAATTTAACTTACTAATCAGAAGAGGTGATGATTTATCTAACAACAAGATTGTATTGGAAACATGGACAAATCTTTCTTTAGATCCTAAAGCACCTAACTTCGTAAGCAAAGTTATCGGTGACTACACCTACAACTACAACAGTGTTAACAATCAGATTGAATTAACAGGATCTTATCCAAATGCTTCAAACTACGTTAGAGTAAAGCAAGTTAATTACCTAACACCAGATTATTTCGATAATAACGGAGTTGCTAAAAACCAATACACAGGATCAATTCCTGCTCCTGCTTCAGGTACTTTCGGTGCTGCAACAGGAACTATAAAGGCAGGCGCTAATTTCTATAACGCTCTAACTTCTACAAACACTCAAGGCTTAGATGCAGGTAACTACACTAACATGATTAACTTGTTATCTAACCAAGATGACTACAAATTTAATTTGTTGGTAACTCCTGGATTATGGTATAACGCTCACAGTGCTAGAATGGCGACTATTGTTTCTAATACTCAAAACAGAGGTGATAACATCTTCGTTATGGATTTAGTAAACTACGGTTCTACAGTAGCCGCAGCAACTTCAGAAGCTGCTAACGTTAACAACTCTTACGCAGCCGCTTACTGGCCTTGGGTTCAAACAAACGATCCTGCAACAGGAAAGAACGTTTGGGTTCCTGCTTCAACAATGATCCCAGGTGTTTATGCATTCAACGATGCGGCTGGTGAGCCTTGGTTTGCACCTGCAGGTATCAACAGAGGTGGAATGAGCACAGTAATCAGAGTAGAGCAGAAATTATCTCAAGGTAACAGAGATACTTTGTACTTAGGTAAAGTTAACCCAATCGCTACATTCCCAGGACAGGGTGTTGTAGTATACGGACAGAAGACATTACAGCAGAAAGCCTCTGCTCTAGACCGTGTGAATGTTCGTAGATTGTTGATTGAATTAAAGAACTACATTTCTCAGATCGGTAACGCTTTAGTATTCGAACAAAACACCATCGCAACCAGAAATAGTTTCTTAGCTCAAGTTAATCCTTACTTGGATTCAATCCAACAAAGACAAGGTTTATTTGCTTACAAAGTAGTGATGGACGATACCAACAACACAGCAGACGTAATCGACAGAAACCAATTAGTAGGTCAGATTTACATCCAACCAACTAAGACTGCCGAATTCATCTACTTAACTTTCAACGTTACTCCAACAGGAGCTACATTCCCAGCGTAATTCAACTTAACTGATATTTATAATCAATAAAACATAAATAAGATGGCAGTATTACAACCTAACGAAATATTCTTCACCGCCTTTGAACCCAAAGTACAGAATAGATTTATTTTATATGTAAGCGGTATTCCTTCATTCTTTATCAAAGGCTTGTCAGGTCTTGAAATTGCCAATGATGAGATTACTTTGAACCACATCAACATTCAAAGAAAAGTAAAAGGACGGTCTAAGTGGAACGACGTTACTATGACTTTATACGATCCCATTACTCCTTCAGGTGCTCAGGCAGTTATGGAGTGGGTACGTTTAGGTCATGAATCAGTAACTGGCCGTGATGGATATAGTGATTTCTACAAAAAAGATTTGACTGTTGATATCTTAGGACCAGTAGGTGATATCGTTTCTGAATGGATTTTGAAAGGTGCTTTCATTAAGTCTGCTAAATTCTCTGATCTAGATTGGGGACAGGATGCAGCTGCTCAAGAAATTACCTTGACAATCGCAATGGACTACGCAGTATTGAACTTCTAATTAAAATTAACCTTAAAGAAAGAGCCCTCCTATTTATTAGAGAGGGCTTTTTTATTACATGAAACTCATAGATCTATTAAACGAACTGGTTATGCCACCGGCTTTAAAAGCCAAACAATACGAATTGGAGAAAGACGGCTATACAAAAATAGGAGGTGGAGATAATGGCATTGTAATGGAAAAAGGATCCGACGTAAAGAAGCTTACTACAGATGTTGATGAGCTAGAACACGCTGAGAAACTGTTAAACCATTCTTTCTCGTGCATCATCCCTATCTATAAAGTAGAGAGACTGGCCGGAGGTAAGACCGGTGTAATTGATATGACGAATGCCGAGCAGTTAGCACCTCAAGAAGCAGAAGAAATTGCAGTTAATGGAACTAAGGCAGAAGATTTTTTAGTATACGACGAAGAATTAGATCCTGAATTATCAGATAAGGTAAAGCAATTCTTGGTTAGCCTTAAAGAAGCATTCAAAAAAGCAGGCATTAACCCAGATGAAATCGATTGGTCACCTACCAACGTTATGAATTATAAAGGAAATTACGTTTTAGTAGACGTATAAATCCTAATTCATATATATTTATAATAGAATAGTTATAACTAAGAAGTATATGTTAGAAAACAAAATCCCAACAGAAATTATTGAGTTACCTTCAAAAGGTCTTCTCTACTCAAAAGACAATCCATTATCTTCTGGCAAAATTGAAATGAAGTACATGACTGCTAAAGAAGAGGATATTCTTACCAATCAAAACTACATTCAAAAAGGAACTGTGTTAGATGAATTAATGAAATCTTTGATTGTTAGTAAAATAAATTACGGTGATTTAATAGTAGGTGATAAGAATGCAGTAATGGTAGCTGCAAGGATTCTCGGTTACGGAAAAGATTATACGTTTAGTTATTTAGGAGAACAGTATACTGTTGATTTAACTACTTTAGAAAATAAACCTTTTGACTTAGATGGTATTAATAGTGAGACAGGAGAATTTTCCTTCACACTTCCATTTTCTAAGACAGATATAACTTTTAAAATTATTGATCATAGTACGGAAGCAAAGATATCAAAAGAGTTAGAAGGATTAAAAAAGATTGACAAAAATGTATCTAGAGAATTATCAACAAGATTAAAGTATATAATTAAATCTGTGGATGGTAATAGAGAAGACAGCGTTATTAGAAACTTTGTAGATAACTACCTACTAGCTAAAGATTCAAGATCATTAAGAGAACATATTAAACAAGTTCAACCAGATGTAAATTTAACATTTACAACAGATAGCGGTGAGGAGGTCGCTATCCCAATTAATTTAAACTTTTTTTGGCCTGACGCCTGAAACAGTTCCTACAGCTAGGAAAAATCTATTCACTCAAATTCATGAAATTTGCTTTCATGGACAGGGAGGATACGATTGGAATACTGTTTACAATATGCCAATATGGTTACGTATGTTTACTTTTCATAAAATACAAGAATATTATGAAAATCAAAACAAGCAAGCTCAACAAGCTCAATCAGGAGACAATAAGACTACCTTAGTAGATTCACAAGGAAATGTAAATAGAGAACAATTTAAAAAACTTTCTAACGAAACTAAAATACCAGAGAATCTAACAATGCGAAAAAAGTAATTCTTTTTTGTATTTATAAAGAAAGTAAATGGCACTTAATCCACAAGAACAAGCACGGTTTAACCAGTTAGTACAGGATGGTATAAGGTATGCTCAACAACTCGGTGATACAATAACTGAAAGTGCATTAAACCAACTGCCAAATGCAGCCGCTGCAACTAACGCACAGTTGCGACAAGTACAATTAACAGTTAGTGGGTTAGCTCAACAATTTGCAGCGTTTGCCGGAGACGTCTCAGCCGCCAGGCAAAGTTTTGCCGCCATCGTTGATGAAATCAAAGGCATCAGTAGTGGAGTCACTCAAGCAACATCAGCTTTTAGAAAATTAGAAAGCGTAAGTAGGCAAGTACAACAAAACCAAGCCGGTATAGGTGACTTATCTAAAAGGCAGTTAGAAAGCCTAAAAGACAGAGTTAAAATAGCAA